CCGCAGAAATGCGGGAATAGCTCATGATCCAACCCTCGATTAGCAGTAAAACCGCTAATCGATATTTGATCATGGCGGGTAGTCAAGGACTACGTGGGTCTCTTCCCTATTCTGTAATTGTGAATACAATTTCAGAGTCTAGAGCAGAGCTCACCTCTTGTCTGAGCTACCTGATAACTAGACCTGTCTGGGAGAATTCCCAAAGTGGCTGGTAAGTGAAGGATTCTTGGTCTTGAGATTTTCTCTCAAATCCAAGTTCCATCACCTCCCATGTCCATTGTGGGTTCTATCGAGTCTAACGACTCGTTAGCCTCTCTTGACATCACTGCCAAGGGAGGAACAAACTCAGCTCAGGAATCTAGAAGCTCGGACTGATCATCCGGCCCTAGAGGAGAGTTAGTTTCAAGTTCATCCTGAAGCTTATCGCTTCAGTCATAAACTTTACGCTGACACTCCTCTGCCGATCTAGCCATAGATCATGTATACAACTCTTTCATGTGTTGAGAGAAATATCTCCCCACACTAGAAAGACTTAATGTACATGATCAGGTTACCCCGAACCATTGCGAGACATTCTTTGCGAATGCTCCCACCAGTTCAGGATTTCCTCTCTCCCTAGGGAGAGTAGCTAGAAATATAGACTTTCTTGCTAACTTCACAGCTAGTCTGTGAGGACGGCCAAAGAGTCTGTACAATTCGGCAAACAGATCGGGGTCGCGAGTTAGTTGGTAATTCAGGTACCCTCTATCCTTCACCTGGTTAAAGAACTCTACACACAGATAATATCTGTGTACAGACTCCTTTAATCCAGATAAAGGGAAGGGAGTAACCTCCTTACCTTGGAAGAATACTCTCTTAGCAAACTCAAACAAGTCTTTACTTGTCAGAGTCTTGTGAGGAGAGTATTCTACCCCTATCTCTACAAGAAGTTTCTTGTATTGATAGGCTACCTCATCGTTACCAATCACTATGTCATCACCTAACAGTCTGTAATTGTCTCAATGGAGCATTCCTGCTCTTCTTGAAGCAACATAGACTATGAAGTGATGGCATAGAGTGAAGGCAGCTCAAGAGGATAGGGCTCCCATTGGTTGACCCGCTCCATATCTAATGGAACGGTCTCCCAATCGGAACTCCCTATCTGTCAAGAGCTCTCTTCACTGGGATGCCTTTTCCGGACCGATTAGCCTAGATAGAACCTGTTCTTGAAGAAGAATAGGGAATCTATCTGTAGCTGAAGATAAGTCAACGGAATGATAGGAATGTCCTTCGTCTGGACGAAACTCCGTAAGGAGAGACGTCTGGGCAAAGGTCTTGTCCGGACCTATTTTCTTTAGAATCTTAAACAATTCTAAATGAAGAGGTTTCAGACAAGTCTGAGTTCAGTAATCTAAGATACCGAATATTCTAGACTTAGCCTCTCTATCGGGTTTAACCGACAGTTTGGCTGAGCATAGATTATTCGACATCTTATGAAAACTTGGACACAGTCTTTCTATCAATCCGGAACCTTTTCATATGTCAAGGTGCTTCACTACCATACTTAATTGGGGCCCTCCTAAAGCAGAAATTAAATACTTCTGTCTAGGAGTTAGCACAAGAAAGTCATGTAGTGAAGTGTTTAAAGCAGGGCCGTTAGGTCCGGCTTTAACTGACATATGAAACTGTTCTCAAGTAAAGTCGATCGGTTTTATGTTCCATCTGGACATAAAGCCATCGATCAGTGCGAGATCAGGAAGGGACTTATAAGAGGACTCTTTCTCTAGGGGAAGAGTGTCGACCGGCTTTCCACCAAGTATAGATCTGGTAGAAGTCAAGACTGTGAATACAGCTTGATAAGCTCCAAGGTCCTTACTTCTTAACTTATTTCTAAGATAAGGAGTTAGAACTTTGGGCATACCATCTCTACACCTGGCGAAATCCGGTCTCTCTAACTTTGCCTGACCTGCTAGACGTCTTGTGATCTCTAATCGTACCAATTTGATACGATCGGAGCACCAGACAGGACCTCTGGTTTCGTTATAAGACACTATTGCCTTGTAAAGGAACCGAAGGCCCTTTAGCATTTCAGGATCAGTCACGCCCACGAAGTTCTTAAGAACCCAGAGGATTTGGTTCCATTCAAGGAACGGATTCTTTGGTCTATTCTTAATTTCTTTCATGGGTCTGGCTGTAGTTAGGCCTTAGATCTTTAGCGACGCCAGGCACGTCGGTCCCGAAATGGGCCTTCCCTTTGGGACGAGGAGTTAGGAAGGTTAGGCGGCATACTCCATTCCCCTTGTGGGGGAACAGAGGTTCGCTTGGGTTATCCAGCAACTCAGCTGCTCCCGTCTTACGACGGG